CTGAGGGAGCTGGCGGCGGTAGAGGCGGAGATGGCGCGGAGGGGGATGCCCCTGACGTTGCCGAAGAGGTCTCCCATCTCCTCGCCCGAGGAGAGGGAGATCCTGCGCCGGCTGGCGGCGGCTGAAGCACGGCGCCGCGGGCTCACGCTTCCGCAGGCGCGCCGCGTGCCCGAGCTGCGTGAGTGGCTCGGGGAAGTCTCCCCGAACTGGCACTGGGATTGGCGGCATCTGCTCCACGTCCAGGGCCTGCTCAATCAGGTGACCGCCGGCATCATCGACCGGCTCATCATCGAGCTTCCGGTCCGGCATGGCAAGTCCGAGCTGATCACCGTTCGCTACCCGGTCTACCGCCTGGAGCGAGACCCCGCCCTGCGCGTCATTGTCGGCGCCTACAATCAGCAGTTCGCCAGCAAGTTCGGGCGCAAGTCAAGGCGCCTTGCTGAGCGGCGCCTACACCTGGCCGGTGACCGGACGGCCGTCGATGACTGGGAGACCGACGAGGGTGGCGGCTACCGCTCCGTCGGCGTGAGCGCTGGCATCACGGGCCAGGGCGGCAACCTGATCGTCATTGATGATCCGGTGAAGAACCGGCAGGAAGCTGAGAGTGAGACCTACCGCGAGCGCGTCTGGGAGTGGTATAAAGACGACCTCTGGACGCGCCGGGAGCCGGGCTGCGCCATCATCGTGGTGATGAGCCGCTGGCATGAAGATGACCTCACCGGCCGGCTGCTCGTTGAGCAGGGGCAGGGCGGCGAGCAGTGGGTGCGCTGCCGTCTGCCGGCGCTCGCGGAAGAGGATGATCCTCTCGGGCGCGAGCCCGGCGAGGCACTGTGCCCTGAGCGCTTTGATGAGGCGGCGCTGCATACGGCGCAGACCGTTCTCGGCTCCTACTCTTTCGCCGGTCTCTACCAACAGCGGCCGGGCCCGCGTGAGGGCGGCTTCTTCAAGCTGGCATGGTTCGACTACGTTGACCGTGTTCCGCCGGGGGCGCGCTGGGCGCGCGGTTGGGATCGGGCTGCGACGCAGGGAGATGGTGACTGGACGGCCGGCGTGCTCATGGCTCGCCTGGGAACGACTTACTACGTGACAGACGTGGTGCGCGGGCAGTGGGCGCCCGGCACGCGCGACAGCATCATCCGCAAGACAGCGGAGGGCGACGGCATCCAGGTGCGCATCCGCGGGGAGCAGGAGCCTGGCGCTGCCGGAAAGGACGCTGCGCTCGCCTTCGTGGCGCTGCTGTCCGGGTTCGCCGTGCACATCGCGCCCAGGTCCGGCGACAAGGAGGATCGGGCCGATCCCCTCGCTTCTCAGGCTGAGGCCGGCAACGTCAAGATCGTGCGCGGGCCGTGGAACAAGGCGTTTCTGGACGAGTTGACCGCGTTCCCGACCGGCGCCCATGATGACCAGGTTGACGCCGCGGCCTACGCGTTCCAGGAACTCTCGGCGCCCGTGCCTGGCCGCCCGGTGGCCGGCGGCACGCCGCACACGCTGCACTCCTACACGGTGAGGTGAGATGCGCAAGCAGACCCCGGCTCCCATTGACGAGGCGGTGCAGACGGGCCTGCCCGGCATCACGCCGCCGCGAACGGACCACGTGGCGGCTGACCCGCGCCGGGGGTATGTGGCCGGCGGCTACTACTCCTGGACACAACTCTATCTCAGGGCCCTGCCCTTCTACGTCGATGACCTGACGCGCGACTTCGGCGATGACCTCTATGACCGCATGCTGCATGATGCGTGCGTGTGGGGCTGCGTCGATGACCTGAAGCTCCAGGTGATCAGCGACGGCCTGCACATCATGCCGGCGCGCAAAGAGGGAGAGGACGGCTACGATCTGGCCCTGGAGATCGCTGACTTCTGCGGGCAGGTGCTGGACGCGCTGCCGGTGCCGTTCCTGCAGGTGACGCTATACGAGCTGCTCGACGCCTTGGCCTACGGGCACAAGATCGCTGAGCAGGTGTATCACGTGCCGGACGGCGGCCCGCTCGCCGGGAAACTCGTTTTGCAGCGCTTGAAGGTGAAGCCCAGGCGCTCCTACGCCTTCGTGGTCGATAGCTGGACGAACACCCTCGGCATCCTGGCCTTGATCCCCGGCGTGGCGTTCCCTGTCCTGGTGAATTCCATCGTCGCCGATCCGGGGCAGATCCCCAACCTGCTGCCGCGCAGCAAGTTCGCGGTCCTGGTCAACCGGCCGAAGGACGATGATCCGCGGGGCACGAGCATCCTGCGCGCAGCCTACGATCCCTGGTGGCTCAAATGCCAGACCAAGGGCGAGGCGGCGGCCTACACGGCACAGTTCGGCCGGCCGGGCATCACGGGGGAGACGGCCGAGGGCGCCATCGACTATCAGCAGACCGGCGCCGATGGCGAACCCCTCTTCAATGCGGACGGCACGCCGAAGTTGATCACGCCGGAAGACGCGATGCGCGCGGCGCTCGAGGGGTATCGTTCCGGAGGCGTGGTGGTGACGCCCTTCGGTTCCAAGGTGAACGTCATCCAGCCGCAGGGTGAGGGCGCGTTCGTGCGTGCCATGCTCGACTGGTATGACGCGCAGATCACCTACGCCATCGCGCACCAGAAGCTCGCCACCCAGGACGCCAAGCACGGCTCGCGTGCCCAGGCCGAGGTGCACCAGGATACCAAGGACGAGGTAATCGCCCATGCGCGCCTGCAGGCCGCCGGCATGATCCGCGGCGACATCCTCAGGCCGCTCGTGCTCTACAACTACGGCCCCGAGGCGCTCGCCCTGGTGCCGGGGGTGAGCCTCACCGAGGTAGAGGGGCATGACTTCGCCAAGGTGAGCGGCGCCATCGCCGGGCTCGAGACCAGCGGCTACCTGCATCCGAGCCAGTATCCCGAGACGGATGCCATGCTCGGCCTGCCGAAGCGCAGCCCCGAGGCGATCGCCGAGGCCGTGGAGCGTAAGCGGCAGGCGGGCAAGCCGGCGCCGGGCAAGGGCGACGAGGAAGACGAGGGCGAGGATGCCTGACCTGACCCAGCTCCTGGCCGCAATGAACCGGCGCCTGGCCGGGGAGTGGCAGGCCGTGCACACCTACCAGCACTACGCCGCCACGGTCACCGGGCCGCTGCGCACGTCGCTTGCCGAGTTGTTTTCAGGCGAGGCCGGCGAGGAGATGGGGCACGTCACCTACCTGCAGCAGCGCATCGCCGGCCTGGGCGGCACCCCCACGACTGAGGCGCTCCCCGTGCCTGCGGCGACGGGCCCGCAGGAGATGCTCACCGCCCTGCAGGCTGCTGAGCGCACCGCCGCGGGTGAGTATGCCGAGCTGGCACGGCTCGCGAGTGAGGCCGGCGACGGGGGGCTCTCCAACAGGCTGGAGGAGCTGCAGCACGCCGAGGAGATGCACGCGGAAGAGATCGGCATGCTGCTCGCCGACAGCGGCAACACGCGAGGTGGCATCACGGACCTGGCGCGATCCGAGACGGGCCGCATCACTCAGGGAGTGGATGGAAAAGGGAGCGCTCGCGAGTGGCTTCGCCGAAAGGGCATCGCCGCTGCGGTGACGGGGCAGCCCTGGGCGATTCTGCCCGAGGCGCTGTCGGCCGTCCTGGACGCGACAGAGCGTGGTGACGCGCCGAAAGGAGTTGCCGCGCGCGAGGGCCGTCCACTGGATAACACCGAGGATGTGACAGTGCGTGACGGCATCGCAATCCTGCCCGTGCGCGGGGGCGTGAGCCATCATCCCGACAGATCGATGTGGTCTTGGCTGTTCGGGGGCGGCGGCGCCTGTGTTGAGGACCTCGCCAAGGACCTGCGCCAGTGCCTGGACGATCCCCAGGTGCGCGGCGTGCTCCTGGACGTGGACAGCCCCGGCGGGGAGATTGGCGGCGTCGGGGAGCTGGCCTGGATGATCCGCGGGGGCTGTGACGAGAAGCCGATCTGGGCCTATGTCAGCGACATGGGCGCCTCAGCGGCTTACTGGCTGGCGAGCGCGACGCGGCACATCACCTGTGCGCCAACGGCCCGGTTGGGCTCCATCGGCGTGATCATGACGGTCACGGATAGCAGCGAGGCGGCGAAGCGCTACGGCTATCAGCGGCACCAGATCATCAGCAGCCAGAGCCCGAAGAAGCGGGCGGATCCCAGCACGGAAGCCGGCCGCTCGCAGCTCCAGGAGATGATTGACGACATCGGCGCTGAGTTCGTCCGTGACGTGGCGCGCTACCGCGGCGTGTCCGAGGAGACCGTGCTGGAAGAGTTCGGCGCCGGCGCCCTGCTTGTTGGGCAGCGCGCCGTTGACGCTGGGCTCGCCGATGAGTTGGGCACGTTCGAGGGCACCCTCAAGGCCCTCGC